TTTCTTTCAATGACGGTGCGATCAACTTAACAACGGACTCAACTTCAAGGTCTTTTGCCTCACAGAAATCTACGATAGCATCAATATAGTTGAGTGTTTTATTGCTGTCTTTCACAATGTTTTCAATTGTCATTGAAAACTTATTCTTATCCATAAAGTTGTCATCAATTAACTGATCAATGTTTTTGTTTGGTTTAATGGGCATCTCTGTACTCTGCAATGTAATCTTTTAGCAGAGGCACATAATCGTCAGGATTTTTGATGAACACTTGGGTCTCCCCGTTTTGGCATGTAATTAGGGTGACAATTTGCTCGACCCTAATGCCAGACCTTTCTTCATACATCTTAGCATACCCTGTCTCTTGAACAAAGTAGTTCTCAATCCAGGATTCTTGCTTCTCTTTTGATGATGTCTTAAAGTCAATGATAGACAAGACATCATCAAATTCAGCAATGCAATCTACTCGTCCAGCAATACCAAACTCGTGACTGTATAAAGGTGCCTCTTGAAAGTGAATGTTGTTAATACGATTAAACATGGACTTTGCCTGTTTAAACAGTAACAACGCAAGATACTTATCTTTGTACCTTTCTAAGTCAAGATTATTGTTTAGATAATCTTCCACAATACTATGTAGCGAGGTTCCAACTAACGCTGCACGAGTTGAGATCTTGTTTGCTTCTTCTGCACCTACTCTACTCCTCCACTCTGCAATTGATTTGCGTTTGCGGAAGGAGCAGATGGTGGAGATTGAAGGATAATTCTCTTCACCTACGGCATACACCCTTTTCCCTTCGACAGTAGTTGCTTTAATGTCTTCAAGGATGACGCCCATATCAACGTGATTAAACATTAAGCAAACCCCAAATGCATTTTACTAAGAATGTAACTCTTGATGAGACCACTTCTCACAATATCATTGACATCAAATTCAATGCTTGCAAACTCATCCATAACCTCAAGAATCTTCATGAAATCAAGGATGCCATTCTTTTCGTTGGTCTTAACCAAGTCAGTTTGAAGTGCATCACCTGCAAAAATAATCTTACAATCAGTACCCACACGAGTGATGATTGAATCTAATTCATGGAAGTTTAGATTCTGTGCTTCGTCCACAATGACAATAGCATTGTCTAAAGTTGTGCCACGAAGGAATGAAGTGCTCCAGAATGAGACAGTTTCCTGTGCCTTTAGATTATCATACAGCATATTGTACGCTGGATCATCAGGCATCTTGAACATGTGTTCAACCATGTTCTTGTAAGGAATTTGATACAAGTTTGACTTGTCATCATGATCTCCTGGAAGGAAACCAATCTCTCTAGTAGGAACCAAAGAGCGGACAATGTACAGTTTTTCATAAGGAGAAGTTCCTGAGAGAATCTCCTTCAATGCAAGGTACATAGCAATAAAGGTTTTACCAGTACCAGCACAACCATACAGGAACAAATGCTTGCCTGCTTCATATGCTTCATATGCCTTTTCCTGATTCTCAGTAAGAGGTGGTAGATCCTTAAGTTGATCAATGTTGATGGGTTTCTTACGTCTCATTTGCTTAGGAGTACTATTAACAAAATCGAACTGGTTGTCCTTTCTTCTTCTGGGCATACGTGTTTAAGGAGGAGTAATAGTAGAACCGTAGTTTGCTTTCTTGATTGACTTCAGAACATCTCTGAAACCATCAGGAACTTTGTTTCGGATACCTGCATCAGCAACAACTCCAGGGAAGTTTCCATGATACTGTTCCAGATGAGGATTATCTTGCTTGTATTTATCGAGCTCAGTGAAACTCATGCGAACTTCAATGATCTCTCCTGTTTCCTTGTTCCTAAAATCATACAGGGGCATTGTTTTCTCCGTGTGTTGTCCACCCCATTGCCTCAGCAACAATAGGGAATTGACCTGCAAAGATGCACTTACATTCGTTTGCAATGTCCATATGTTCTTTCTGTGTACCGTGAGCAGAACGCAACTCGATATAATGGATCCATGAACGCACAGATCCCGTCATGTAAATACGAGTTGGCGTTGCCAAAGGCAATACAAAACGGGCACACTCTTTTGCAATTCCTTTGTCAAGCATGTTCTTGTAGAGATCCATAGCAGAAGCAAAGTGCTTCTGGATCTCAATCTGAAACTGCTGCTTTGTAAAGTCGTCGATGTCGTCAATAGAATTCTGACGGTTCTTTGTATCCTGACGACGAAGATCAAAGAGAGGAATCTCTTCAGCAAGCAGAGAAGAATCTGCGTAGCGTTGTGAGAATTCTTGATATGTAAATGAGCGATGTCGGAGTATCTGAGCTGCCAGTCCCCTGGTGGTCTCGATCTCAAGCGTCATATGCGCCTGCTCAAAGACGCTCCAATGCCCGTGTTTAATGCAGTAGGACAAAAGACCCGCAACCTTTGGATTATCCTGGTTGTTGGGGTTGCTAACACGTGCTACATACCCCATCGTCTTTTCAGCATCAGGGGTAACTGAAATCAATTTAACTTGCATAATACGTTTGATAATACTTTACAATACCATTAGGAAGTGCATGTCCTTGGGAAACCCAATCATTACAGCATTCAGTAATTGACTGCATACTGTAACGGGGTTCACCGTTTTCATCGGTCAACCCACCAAATCGATTGAGAAGGATGTTGTAAACTTCTTGGCGTAATTCCATACGCTCATCGTTGTAGCGCCAATCTTCATTCATTTTTTCTTGGGTTTGGAGTTGTTCCATAACTTCGGGTTTATCATACCATACCATGGATCCATATGCAAGATCTTTCCACCAATAGGATTTAGCATATCATAGTAGGCATCAAAAACAATGACCATCTTAGGTCCCCTTACGTGGTCATGGATAACTCTACCATCCAGTTCATACGTAATAAGAATAGCGTCTGATGGCCATTGTTTTTTATTAATATCTGACGGAACGCATTGATGATTGAAAATTTCCACGCCATACCTAGAGCGTAGAAATTTCTTATCAGATTCAGTCAGTCCTTGTTGCATTGATGAGTTCTCTAATTCTGTTTTCACAGAATCCTGGGTTTGATAGTCGGACTCTGTGGAAAGTTTCTTGGACATTGTGCTCCTCCTGAATGCACTTTTCAATCATATAAATCACTCTGTCTTCATTGACAATACTAACCATTATTCACTCCATTTGATTTCAGGAAATGCTTCTTTAACTACGGCATGAGTAATTCTAAATTTTGTCTGAAGGCAACCGTCCTTAGCAAGACATACAATGTCTGCTTCTGACTCATGAAGTCCTTCCAGGAGTTGAATGAACAGTTGCTCTCTCTTCATGCGAGAAAGGGTATTTGCTCCTTTAATGAATCGCCATAGATTACGTGCTTCCCTTTCAAGAACAGTATGTTCTGTACCAATAGGAGCATCGTTTCTATTAAATGGCACTTCACCTTCAGGAAGATCAGAACTAATGTTAGGATCAAAATTCCATTTCAAAATGGAGCGAAGTGCTTGTGAATTATTATCCCTAAGGATTTTAATCTTTTCTTGTTTGGTCTTGGCATTAGATGCCTTTTTAATAACTTCAGAAATCAAGAGTTTCATAAGTAATACAAAGTGTCGTGTGTTTTATTTAGTCGTCAGGGAATGGATCAGAATCAAAGGCGTCTGTAGGATCAAACTCTACGCTAATTAATTTAGCAACTTGGAATGGAATAGTATTGCCATCTTCATCCATCATCTCTGGATGTGGTGTAAAGGTGACTTCCTCTTCCTCCTCCTGATTTGCTAAGGTCTCCATAAACGTAGTGAAATATGCATGACCAAACCATCCAAATAAAAATCCAATTAGTGCGCTTCCAACCGTAAATAACGTGGAAAATACTAGGATAACTGCTGTCGTCATCTTCTTGTCTCCTTCCTGGGATTTATCCTCTATGGGTAAGTTAGGTTTCTTCCTCCTAAGACGCATGAACTCATCACCTTTATTTATGGGCAATTCCTGACTTTCGCTTTTTGATTGTGGTTCCAGGTTTTCTTCCTGGTCTTCGTTCTTTTTCATACTTCCATGCGTCTGTGAGAATTTTGTAAAGATAGTCCTTAATCTTTCTTGCTTGTGGTTTTGAAAGATGACCGTATGCTTCCTTTGCGATTTTATCTTTACCCTTAATGTAAAGTTCTAACTCCAGTACGATGTTAGAAATACTGACAGCAGTAGGACTTTCAATAAATGCGGTCACTTCTCTACGAGTGAACTTAGATGATTTCACATATGTGTAGAGATTAAATAGAAACTTTCCGTCAAAGGCAGCATCGATTGACTTTTCGACGAGGACGTAAATTTCTTCGGTGGGTTCCATTAGATAAGTTCGTTTTCTTGAAGGTAATGCAGTGTGTCTTTGAATCCTCCGATGTGTTTGGTGTTAATAGAAATCTGAGGGAACGTAGCACCCTCACCAAACTCAGCGTAAAACTCTTTCTTAGTAAAGTGTTTTTCGTACTTATACTCAGTGTATTTAACAGATAAATTATCAAATAACATCTTGGCACGGTCGCACCACTGACAATTATCTTTTGAATAAAGAATGACTTCCATGACCTCCAGGGGTAACTTCAAACAAGTATACCAATAAAAAAGGGGGGTGTCAACCCCCCAGATCATTGACGATGCGTTTACATTCGTCTATGTTCTTTTTGCAAAAATTGCGAACATAAGAATCAGTATCTACTTCCATACTATGGTGAGCATGTGTGTGTATCAATTGAATAAAACAAAGAGACCCAAAAGTTATCAATACTAAATGACAAACTGGACTGCTTACACAACAGAATAGATTCTTTTTAAAGTTCATAAAAAAAGGGGGTCATAAGACCCCCAACAGAGATCAGAAGGAGTACTTCAGACCAACCTTGGTTCCATAGTTGTTGTCACCACCGTCAACGGTAGCGAATGAGATCTCACCATAGATACCCAGGGATTCGGTAGCAGCAACGCCAACACCTGCCTTACCAGAGAAAACAGTGCTGGTTTCACCACCATCAGGAGTGGCGATAGAAGGACCTGCTTGAGCGTACCAGGAAGCGGACTCACCCAGAGCACCTTCGTAACCGACGTGA